CGCGGGCGATCCTGGTACTGCAGTAGGCGCCGGCGCCGGCACTGCAGGCGCAACAGATCCCGGCGCAGCTGCAGGGGCGGCACCTGGTGCCGGCGCCGATGCTGGCGCCAGCTCTGCACCTGGTAATGGCGCTGCCGCAGGTGCCGCAGCTGGTGCCAACTCAGGCGCAGGCGCTGGCAAAGTCGGTGACGACGCACTTGCGGCCGGTACCGGCGCTGCAGCGGGGGCCAATGCCGGTACCGGCGCCGAAGCCAGTGCCGCGGCCGATGCTGCGCCCGGTACCGAGATTGGGGTTTCAGTAGGTGCCGACGCTGGCGCCGTGCTCGATGGCTCACGGCCGGGCGCTGGCTGCGATTCCGGGCTTGCCGGCGGAGTGATCCCCGGTACCGTGCCAATCGCAGGAGCTGCCCCAGGATTCTGCGCTGCCGGCGCTGTGCTCGATGCTGCAGGATCTGCAGCTGGGGCCGGTACCGAAACGCCAGGCACAACAACCGCAGGCGCAGGGGCTGCCGCTGCAGGAGGTGCGCCGGCCGCGGTGGGTACCGATACAGTGCTTGCCGGCGCGGCCGGGCCAGGCGCTGCGAACTCTGGCGCGGCCGGGCTGTGTGGGAGCGCGCCCTGTGTCACCTCGATCGGGGGCACGTCCACGGCCACTGTGACGGCAGTAGTGACCGACAACGGCGCAGCCTCGGCCGCGCCAGGCACTGCCGGGGTCATTGAGTCACGCCCCAGGCCGCCAGCTTCATCACGCGCCGACGTAGGCGCACGGTTTGGCTCAGCTGGGGTAGCGGAATCCAAGTTGCTCAGGGCGTCAGCGAGCTGCCCGAGCTGCTCCACCGTTGCTTTGGTATCGCCACGGATTGCACGCAGCAGCTCCAGTTCGCGGCCGATCTTGTCCAGGTCATCGGTCAGGCGGGGGCCGACCAGGAAGCCCCCAGCATCATGATTGAGCCCTGCCATTACAGGAACCCGACCACTTTCTGCACCAGCTCGCGCCCCTTATGCAGCAAACCCTGTTCCTGCTTTTCCTTTTCCGCGTCTGGCCCGTCCTCATAGCCTGGCAGGGGCACGTTCATGTAGTGGTTCGCACTGTCGAGCATGGCCGTGGCCTTGTCCGGGCAAAAGGTATAGCCACGCTCCAGGACCAATGGCGTAGTGCTGTCGAGCATGGCGCCCGGCGCCTGGCCCTTGTTGAGTGCCGAAATACGCGCCAGCAGCTTGGCGTTCTGCTCCACCAGGTCGTCATTCAGCTCGCACTGGCGCACGTACTCCTTGCTGATCCCTTCCGCCAGCTCATTGACCTCGGCCATGGCCTTTTCATTGGTGGCCAGGATGCTGTCCACGCTGTCGAGCATGGCGCTGTATTCCTCGGCGAAGTTGGAGCCCTGCAGCGCGCCAGCGCTCGTACTGTCCAGCATGGCGTCATAGCCGCGGTTGGTGTCGTAGTTCGGGCTCTTGACGAAATCCATGCCGAAATAGTTCTTGGGCGTGCGCTTGCCGTTCTGCAGCGGGGCATAGAACACGGAGCTGAACCCCCACGCCTTGCCCTGGTACAGCCGCTGGGCAATGCGCCCGGAGGCGGTCGGCAGGAACTCCTGCTGGTGCTCAACCGTGCCGTCTGGGTACGCCTTGATCATCACCGTCTTCACAGTGGGCTCAAGGGTGATGGTCTTGCCAGATACGGGGTCCAGGATGGCTTCCGGCAGGTCCAGGCCGTATTTCTCGCGGAACCCGTGGCCCATGTAGCCAAAAATGTCACCCTTGCGCACGGATTCCTGAACCACGGGGCCATTGATCAGCAGGCACAGCGCTGGAATGTCGACCTCGCGGTCTACGCCGGTGAAGTCGCGCCCCCGTTCGTTTACGTTGTAGCGGATTACCTCGGTACGGTTGCGCATCACGCGGCCTCGTCGTCTTTCTCGGTGTTCTGGGTAATGGCGCGCTCTGGCGCCAGCGGTTCTAAGTCGTCGTCTTCACCACCCCCGCCAAATCCGGGCATGCCTGGTGGCTCTGGGGGCTTGGCGTTCTTGAGGCCGTCGGCCAGGACCTTGGCAAAGTCATGGTCAAGCTCAGCCTTGATGAACATTTGCTCGTTGGTTTCGGGGGGCATGCCCAGGTCGCGCAGCTGCGCCATCATCTGCACCAGCATCAGCGAGCTGTTGATTGCGCGCTCACGGGAGGCCTGTTTCTCAGCCTCCAGCGCCGCGATCGAGCCGTAAAAGTTGATGATGTAAGGGCGCTCATCGTCAGCCCAGGTGCGGCCGTGCTTGGCGATCATGTGGCGGTCGATCACGTCATTGCAGAACGCGGTAAACGCCGTGCGGATGATCCGGGAGCGCTCAGCGGCCTGGCTGCTGGTGCGGTTGAAACCACCCTCGCCCAGGCCACCGGTCAGCTGATCGGCAAAGCCCACCATGGACAGGTCAATGCCCGCGGTACCGGCAAGCTTGCGGGCGTGAAACATCACGTCCTCGATGTTGGTACCGGCGCCGGAATTGGAGGTGCCCGTGAAAGAGCTAACCTGCGTCAGCTGCTTTTCGTTGTAGGTGGGCATGATGTGGAAGTGGCGGGAAGTCGAGTAGCGCCCGGTCTTCACCGCTTCCTCTGCGCGCTGCTTCATCGTTCGGAGCATCTTTTCCAGCGAGCGCATGAAGCTCTCTTGCTGCTCGCCGGTCATGTCGCTCATGTTGGCGCCGATCATCGTTTCGTCGATCGAGCCCGCAATACGCTGGCCTACCAGGCCGCGCAGTGCCGCTTCCAGGTTGTCGAAATCTTCCTCACACGCTTCCAGCAGGGAGCCGCCTACCAGTGCCGGCAGTGGCTTCATTTCCGAGGGGTCGTTCGCCTCAAGGTTGATCTTCTGGGCGTTCTCCACGGCGCGCATCTGGGGCAAGTAGCCCATGCGCGGCATCTTCATACGCACCATGTCCATGTGACTGATACGACTGGTGACCTTCTCGCCCAGGGCCACAACGTAGGTGACGGTCTGGCCCAGCACCTCGTAGGGCTGAACCATGAACGGGAAGATATCCGCTGTCATGGCATGCAAGCCTTGCCCCTTGCGGGTATACAGCCGGGCGAAGGAATCGCCATAGCCTGCAGCGTTGAAGCACACCTGGTGGGCGTTCTGGTTGAAGAACTTGGCCAGCTCCTGCAGGTCAGCGACCATTTTCTGCTCGCCAGCAGTGGCGCCAGGCTTGGGCTCGATGAATACCGTCTCGCCGGTCGTCTCGTGGCCACCCAGCGCCATCTGCACATGCAGGCGCAAGATGGTGTGCATCAGGCCGGACTGCACCATGTGGTGCCATTTGCGATAGATGTCCACGCGGGAGCGGGCTGGGCGGTCGGTATTGCCCAGCAGCATTTCGACGCCAACATAGTCGGCATCGAAGGTGGATACAGAGCCTTGAATCTGGGGTTCAACCACTTCGCCGAGCAGCAACTGCGCCGCGCTTCTGGTAGCGCTCGCCAGGCTGCTCAGTAGCTTGCGTTTGGGTTTCTGTTCGTCTGCCATGTTGAGTACGCGGTAGGCCTATTTGGGCACCAGCGTACCGTCGCTAAAACGCCCGAAATCCGGGCGCTTTGCGCACATTTCACCCCCCAGCAATACCCTGTGTAACGGCCTCGTCGGGGCGCGGATTGAGCAGATATTTGCGGGTGTACGGCGGGATATTCAGGTTACCGGTGACGCCCACAATCTCGAAGTTGACGATAATGCCATCGCCGACCAGGACCGCCACCAGCATGCGCTTGTCGGGCTGCACGTAGCCGTCGGTACCGGGGTTGTCCACCGGCTCAATCGAGGCCTCTACCACGCCATCGGAATAATCCAGATACGCGCCATCGTCGGAAGTGTTGCCCAGGGGCGCCGCGTAGCCCTGCGCGAAGTGAATGACCGCCTCGCAAGCCTCCACCCAGGTGTAATTCACCTCGTCTTCATCGGACAGCACCGCGGCGCCGCCCAGGGTGCCCGGTTCGTCTTCTTCGTCGTCAGGGTCCGGGGTGGCGTTGGTGCGCTCCACTTGCTTGGTGAACAACACACAGTCCAGCCGGTTGGGCTCACGCAGGGTGCGCTGGCGGTTGGCGCGGTTCACGGCCTTTGCCACGTTATTCAGCATCGTCTTACCTCTGGGCATTGTCAGCTGCAGCAATAGCGGCCACGGCGGCATCACGCCCGTAACCCATCGCCATCAGCGCCTTGATTTTCTGTTCAAACGACACAGGCTTATTCACCTTGTCCTTGTGTTTCTGGCGCACCAGGTCGTTCGCTGCCTTGATCCGTTCGGCCGCGCGGCGCTGCTGTGCGGGCTGCGCCTGGCGCACTGTGCGGCGCTCGTCGGAACTGGTGATATCCCGATCACGCTTACGGGCTTTCAGCGCCTGTTCGACGAATTTCTGCTGATCAGCCACAGAAACGATTTGGTTCTTGCTGCTCAGGGTCTTCCGGCCGGTGGCGATCATCCGCTGGGCGAAGTGATGGAACGTCGGCCCGTGCGCGATGACGGACATAACCCGCAGGACGTGCTTACACGCCAGGCCGAACAGCTTGGGGTTGCGCACCTTGGGGAAACCGTCCTCGGGTCGGCCATAGTTGAAGTTGCCGATGGTGGCGATGTAACGGAACCAGAAGGTATGGCGCCCACAGTCACAGTCAAACTTCACCTTGCCGGCCGCCATCTGCTTGGCGGCTTCCTTGACCGGCAATCCCCCACCCAGGGCGCTGTCGTAGCCCATGAACTGGACGTGAACGTGGTGGCGCTGAACGTCCGAGTTCGG